GTGTAATTTTATCATTTGTGAACAATTTTATCTTTCAACAATATTTTTTGTTTTTCTGACAAGCTTTTATATAATGGGCTTTCTTTGTCGTCTAAATCATCCATCATTTTTTTAATTTTTGATGGTGTTTGTGTGTTATAAGGTTTTGCCATAATATAAATATTTAGTACTCATAAATCTGCTTTAATTTAGTTTGTATAATACTCTCATCAACTCCCAACTCCTTAGCCATTTTCAAACTTTCTAATTCAACTTTACGATTGTTAATCTTATCAACTTCAAAAACAGCATTAAACGGCAAATGTTTGAAACCACCTCTTAAATCTTCCTCGCCTAAAATAACCTCGTATGTATCGGTCATTTGTTGAACTTTTGGCATTTCATTATAATTAATAAACTTGCCTAAACTTTTCTCTTGGTTTTCGTAAGTACTGCCTTTAGCTATAATATCAATTACATCCTTTGGGATTCCGTACATATTAGCAACCTTAATTAAATCGCTTTCGTATGCTTGGTCTAATTCTAATTGTGCTAAATTAGAAACCATTTGTTGCATATCGACTTTTGACTTAGTAGCGTTTACTTTGCGCCCATTTTCAAGTGATTGTTCAATGCTGTCTTTTTCAGTTTCAGCCATTGGTCGGCTCGTTGTGTCTTTCGCATCATGCTGACCGCTAACTAAAAACTTTTCAGTATATTTTAAATTCGTTCCTTTAGATTGCAACGCTAATTCGCTGTTTTTAGCAATTTGATACAAAGCATCTAAACGGCTATTGCCTTTTAACCAATTACCACTAACACCGCCCGACATATCAGTGAACACGTGTAAATTAGAAAAGTCCAACGTATCAACTTTTCCGTTATGGTTTCTGTATTTGAATTTACCCTTTAACAAATCTTTTTTATACTGACTACTAAAAGATATTTGACTAAATGCTTTTATTTGAGCATCTGTAAAATCTAAACCTGTTGGACGTAAATAATACCAAACACCCTTAAACACGTATAAATAAGCCGTGCCACTCGCTAACCAAAATCTATGCTCCCAAAATAAATCCGTCCACGTTTGCCAGTCGTTTGGTGTTTTTTGAACAGAGTATAAAAAATCCTTTTCAACTAATTTGTCTTTTTTGTATTTATCAATCTTAACTTGGCTATAAGTATCTGCTAAAAAACAAAACACTTTTAAAATAGCTGGGTTTGATAAAATAGTTTCAAATGATAAAATTACAAGAATTTCCAGATAGAGATTTTGAAACAAAAGAAGAAGCTTTTAAGTTTTTAAAAGAAAACAAAAAGCAACTGATTTCGTTAAAAAAATCGATAACAAAACACGCAGATGCGGTTGATTTTGGTTATTTAAAATCGAGTATTCCAGCCGAAACTATTAAAGAAGACGGAAATATTAGCATTACAGATGTGAATTCATTAGAAGTGAAAGTTGTTATTAATACAACTAACTTCTTAGACAGTCACGGTGACGTTCATATTGATGGAATTTGGAATAAATCAATTTCGGATAATAAGTCTTTTTTACACCTTCAAGAACATAGACGGGATTTTAAAAACCTTATCTCTGATAATGCAAAAGGTAGTATTCAGGTTATGACTTGGAAACAATTAGGTTTACCTTACGCTGGAAAAACAGAAGCGTTAATTTTTGAAAGTACTATTGATAAAGACCGGAACGAGTTTATGCTTAATCAATATGCTAAAAAATGGGTTAAAAACCATTCCGTCGGGATGCGTTATGTAAATTTCGATATTTGCATTAATTCAGAAGCCGAATGGAATAAGGATGAAAAAGAACTTTGGGACAAATATTATCCAATGATTGCCAACAAAGAATTAGCCGATGAAAGAGGTTATTTCTGGGCAGTAACAGAAGCAAAGATAATTGAGGGTAGTGCGGTTGTAATGGGTAGTAACTCGGCAACTCCTACTTTAGAAAATAAAGACATTGAAGCCGTCGTTGACACTTCAAAAAACGAGCCGTCAGAAGACACTCAAGAAACGGTAGAAATACCAACAGAGAAAAGAAAATTAAGTATAATTTAATCAAAAAAAACTATGTTTGTTTACAAAAAAACGGAAGAATTGGAAAAACTAACTCCAGCCGAGTTAGACCAATACAAAACAGAAATGAAAGCGCACGAAGATGCACTTTTAAAAACTAGTATTTCAGAAGAAGTTAAAGGACAGATTACGGCTGGTCAAGAAGCTTTAAAAACATTTTTAGCTGATGAAGTAGCTAAACAACTTTTAGACGCAAATAAGTCTAATGGAAACGAAAACGTTAAATCTTTAGTTCAAGAAATTGCCGAAAACAAAGAAGCTATTAAAGCTATTGCTCACGGAGATAAAAAGACGGAAGTAGAGATTAAAGCACTATCTAATAGAGCTTCTATTGCTAATAATACCGAAGCTATTAGATTAACTGACATCGGACAATTGGGCGTTAAAAGACGTGCTTTATATGACTTTTTTCCTAAAGTACAAGTAGGTGATGGAAATCATAACGGAACTATTGCTTATATTGATTGGGATGAGGACACAACAGTTAGAGCGGCCGCAATAGTTGCTGAGGGTGCAACTTTCCCTGAAAGTACTGCTAAATTTGCTGAGTACACTAAAAAACTTCAAAAGATTGGTGATACATTACCAGTTACAGAGGAATTTATGGAAGATGAAGTTTTGGCAAGTTCGGAGCTATCAAAATTCGTAGGTATCAATGTAAACACTGTTATTGACACAAAAATTGCAGTTGGTGCTGGTGGTGCTAATGATATTGAAGGTCTTTATACGGCCTCTCCAACTTATACGCCAGTTGCAAGTGGTATTACTGATGCAAATATTAAAGATTTGGTTCGTAAAATGAGAACTGCAATTGTTAAAACAAGAGGTTCAAAATATGCTCCGAACTTTGTATCTGCTAATTCTGATACTATTGACAGATATTTTTTGAAAAAAGACGCAAACAATAATTATATGTTTGATTCTGAAACTGGAACTATTGCTGGTTTATCTATCGTTGAAGATAATAATTTAGCAGATAACACTTTAGTAGTTGGGGATGGTAGATACGGAACTATATACGAAAAAGGTGGTGTTGTTTTATCTGAGGGTTATTCAGGAACTCAATTTGTTGGGGATATGAAAACCATTAAAGCAAGAGTTAGATTGTTATTCTTAATTAGAAATGTTGATAAAACTGGTTTCTTGAAGTGTACAAATATCACAACTGCTTTAGCAACTTTAGCAACTCCTTAATAATTTTATAATATGGCAAAATCAGATATAGAAATCGAATTTACTGCCGATTTTGAAAACATTAAAAAAGGAGAAGTAAAAACTTTTAGTAAAGATATTTCAAACATTTTCATTAATGATTTAAAGATAGCTAAACTAAAAGAAATTAAAGAAGTAAAAACAAAATCAAAAACTAAATAAAAATGTACTTAATAAACGAGGCTAATTTCACAAGGGAGTTATCAATCCCAAATCTAACAAGTTCACAAAGCGGAAACGCAACTGAATTAGGTTACTATGGTGACGAGAAGCCTCGTTTGTTATTGCAAATGAGTTTAGGAAACGTTTTATTTTCTCAATTAGACAGTCAAGTTACTAACGGTGTATTAAATATTGATGCAGACCAAAAATGGAAAGATTTAGTTAATGGATCAACGTATGACGGCAAAGTTTGGAGAGGATTAAACTATCAAGAAGGTAGTTTTAAAGTTTCGCTACTTGCTTATTTCACTTTTTGGCATTGGTTAAACGATAGCAATTCAAATGGCTATCAAACGCAAGTCAAAAATGCTGAAAACATTAATCTAACGAGTACAATGGTTGCTATTTGGAATAAGTTTTTAGAAATGTATCAAGGTTTACCGTATTATGATTGCTTACCAAAAGTAAGTAATATTAACGGAACTACTTTTGTAGATTACTACAGAGGCGGTCAAAACAGTAATTATGTTTCTTTGTTGCAGTTCTTACAAGACAACGCAACGAACTATCCCGATGCGCAACTTTACACGTTTGACAATTTAAGTAACTCTAATAGTTTAGGATTATGATAATTGCAAACGCATTAAAAAGGTTATTTACAGGTCTTACAGCCGATACGGTTTTACTCGGTGTTGAAAAACCAAATACTGAAATCCAGTTTTGGTATGGAGACCAAAAAGAGTTAATCGAATGGATAAGTCAGCGTAAAAACTTAGTGAATTACCCTCTTATTTGGTACGTTCTAAACGAATATACCGAGTTTGACGGTTGGTATGAAAGCAATGCAAGATTAGTGTTAATGCAAGACACAAGACTAAAAGAGTTAAACGATTGGAGAAGTCAAAATAGTTACGAGGGAATTTTAGAGCCAGTAAAAAACGCTGTGGTAGAAAGATTAACGAGTAACGGATATGCTCAAGTGATGGGAAATTTAGCCGATAGATTTGTATTTCGTGCTATTCCAAATTATGGTGTTGATTTAGATGACGTGAATAGTCAAAATAATGACTTTACAAGAACATCAAAAAAAGCAACAGAAGGCATCAGCATTGACTTAGTAGATTGTTTAGCAATTGATTTTAAATTGAGAATAAAAGCAAATTGTATAATTTATAAAAAATAAGAAACTATGGCAGTTTTAATAAATCAAAAAGATTGCGCAACGGCAATCAAAAACTTAGGAGTTCCAGACTGTTTAGTAAACAACGGTCGTATTACTGGAATGATAGCTGTTTCGCCAAGTTGGAGTATCGATATTAGCACGGCTACTTTCGATTTAGATACGGCAAATGAACTAATCCAAGCAGGAACATTCATTCCTATTATGGGTGCGGTTGAGGTTGTTAATGGAACACCAGAAGCTGTAACAGAGGAGTATCAAGGTGGTATTATGTCGGTAGTTCGTAATGGATTACCAATGTTCACGTATAAATTCCTTAAAGGGTGGAGCTATTCAAGAGCGTTATACTCTATGAACTCGTTTCAACAATATAACATTTTGCTTGTATTTGAAGATGGAAGCATAGCGGGAACTATTGACGGAAACATTTTTAGCGGGTATTCTACAGGAATGTTGAATACTGGTACATTTATGCATACTGACGGTGCTGTAAGTGGTTATTCAAACACAGTATTCCAACTTACAAGCACAGAGGAGTACAACCTTAATACTGCGGTATTAGGAAGAACGACAAACGGGTTTGATGCAAATAAACTTTTACCAATTACCGATATTGTAATGACTGGACGTGCAGACGTATCGGAAGGAAAAGTTTACTTCAAAGCAAGTTTTGATATGAACCAAGCTGTTTTATTAAGCGGCATTGCTATTGCTAATTTAAGATGCACTATTGATGGTGTTGCCGATACTATCACGGCATTATCTTTGGTTTATGAACCAAGTACGCAAGAATGGAGTTTTGAACCAACAACAACACTTACAACAAGTCAAGCAGTAGTGGTTGAGCTTTATGATAGTGTTAATTCTTTGGCTGTTGCTAAAATTGGAAGCCGTTTTTACAAAGGTAAAACAGCAAGTATTACACCAGTTTCGTAATATGTAAATAATAATTTAGTATATTTGTACTTTAACAAGGATGAAAATGCAATCAATTAATTTTGGTTGCATTTTTTTTAAATCATAATTTATGGAAATATTTGGAAAACATATTTTTGGTAGCGATGCTGACGAGTTCAGAGCGTTACCAATACTAAGTCAGGTTGAATGGATTAAAAAACACACCAAGCAACAAAATGATGATGCTATTGATGATTTCTTGTCAAACATCCCGAATAATAACGATAAAAACTGTTTGAATTGTGGCGAAAATATCAGTAAAAGAAATGCAGACGAGGTTGAAGCCGTTGTTGAAAATATCGACACTTCAACAAATGGTAGCAAACCAAATAGCAAAAAAAGAAAACCAGCTAAAAAAAGTTAAAGAACAAGATTTTTTACACGGTAATATTTACGGAGATAACCGATTATTAAGGTATCGAAGTAAAGCGTACGAAATGTATAAAAGCCGTAAAAATCCAATAGCTGGAGGTGCTGTTGATTTAATAGATACTGGCGATTTTATAGATGCGATGTATTTATTAAAGCCAAGAGGAAACAAATATTTATTCGGCAACCGTGATGCAAAGAAAAAAATGCTTGTAGAAAAGTACGGAAACGATATATTCGGATTAAGCGAAGATTTATTTGAAAAGTTCCTTGTTGATTTTATTGCGCAACCATTTATTAAAGAAATTAAACAAAAACTCGGTCAGTAATGCCAAAATATAACTCAATAGATACTATTCCAGCAAAGGTTTTCTTTGATATATTACAATCAAAAGACTATCAACAGCTAAAACCTAAACCAAAAGAAAAAGGTTTGGAAGACATTTTTATGTCTATTTATGACGAGTATTTTGTCAAAATGAACAACGCAGAGGCAAAACGATATTTGAAGTTGCGCAACGAAATAGCATTACTCAAATTGAAAATATCACAAATCAAATTGTCTTGTGCTTATTACTTTGACAATCGTGCTTTTATGATTAATAGCGTAGGAATTGAACAAGCCGACAAGCTGTTTAATGAGTTTTTGGACGCGTTAGATTTTGTTGTTGACAGAACTAAATCTTTCATTGATATTATCCATCAAATTACAACTATTGAAATAGGATATTTAAACAACGATTTGGCGATGTTGGAAATTGAGTTTGAAGAAATCAATAAAAAAAGCTCAAACAAATTTGACTATTACGAGGTTATCGGAACGATGTCAAACCATTTGCCCAATAACTCACTACTTAAAGAAGATATGACATTAGCCGTTTATGTGGCTTTGTACAAACAAATTGAAAAACAAAAGAAATAATGGCGGATTTTATAGAATTTTTATCGGATAATGCGCTTTCTGAACTACAGAAAGGAAATGCAATGCTTGTTACGATGCTTGAAAACGTGAATAAAGTTAATTCAGCAATCGGCAAAATGTCAACCCCGAGCGGTTCAAACAATGCTATTAAAGGATTGACTGCTGATTATTTGAAGCAAGAGAAAGCTATTTCGGATTTGCAAAAAGAATTAGAAAAGCTAAAAACATCAAAGCAATACATAAATAAATTAACCCAACAAGAAAAAACCGATTTACAAATATTAAATGTAGAGAAAAGACGTGAAGCGGTATTAAATTCCGCTGTTGCTGGGGAATATCGAAAACTATCTACTGCGGTTGCAATAGCTTCAGAGAAATATCAAAACTTGTTAGTTAGAGGTAAATTAGCAACACAAACGCAAAAAGAATTTAACCGTGAATTAAGAACTGCACAAAGAGAATTTCAAACATTACAAGCGAAAGTATTGTCAGCAGATAAAGCCGTTGACAAATGGAATAGAACTAGCGAGAGAACGATTAAATTAGGTTATGATTTAATGGGTGCTTTTGGTGTTGTTGGTGGTGTTACTTTGTTCGCAATGATTACGAAGGATATATTCGAGCAGACAAAAGAAATTCAATCCTTAAATAAAGCCTTAGAATTAGTTTCTGGAACTCAAGAAAATTTCTATCAACAACAAGTTTTTTTAGCTGATATTTCAGAGCGTTACGGTGTTGAATTAAACGGTTTGACTAAACAATTTACTCAATTTTATGCAAGTGCAAAAGACAAACTCGCTGGAAACGAAATACAATCTATTTTTGAAAGCATTACTAAGGCTGGGGCATCAATGGGACTTAGTGTTCAAAGTCAAGAAAGAGCATTTTTAGCACTTAACCAAATGATGTCTAAAGGCACGATACAAGCGGAAGAGTTAAGAGGACAACTTGGTGAGGCGTTGCCAGACGCATTTGCTATTATGGCTAAGGCAGTAGGAGTTACCGAAAAAGAACTTGCCAAAATGATGAAAGCGGGTGATTTAATAGCTTCGGAAGTGTTGCCTAAATTCGCAAAACAATTAGAGATTACTTACGGAATTGAAAACGTTAATAGAATTGAGAATTTAACAAGCGCACAAAACAGATTGTCAAATGCTTGGCGTAATTTTGTTGCTTCTTTGGATGAAGATGGTAATAAATTGAGTAAGTTTTTTACAAATATTTTAAACGTAGCCTCTGATATTGTTGTTGGTGTTCAGAGAATTTTTGAAAGCACAGCGGAAGAACAAAAAAGAGTAAATCAATCTATTTTTGAAGAAAACAGAAAGCAACAACTTCAATATTTACAAACATTAAAAGAAGGTCAGGAGGAACAAATAAAATCTATTAGAGATTTTAACAAAAGGCATATTGATGAAAACCAAAAAACAATTA